GAGTAAACAACAAGGAATATCTGAAAGTACACGAGAGAGATTTTGCTCAACAACATGGAGCAACTAAAAAACTATATAATAAAATTTACAACAAAGAACTATGTATCATAAAACTATAAACGTATCGGACCCAAAGAATATAATCAGAGAAGCCCTTAATGATATGGTGGATTTTATCAAACCTACATATGGACCATCCAGCAATAAGGTGATTATCTCAAATAGTCTATACAAAATGGCAGTGGATGATGGAGTACAAACAGCAGTAGACTATGGAGCAGATACACCAGAGAAACAAGCTATTTGCGATATTGTAAAAGAAGTGGCAATTAACACAAAAGATCGTGCAGGAGATGGAACTACTGGTTCCCTGATTATGCTACAAGCCCTATACAATGCAGGCTCAACTAGACAAGACACACACAATCTGGAAGTTGAACTAAAATCAGCCCTAGAAGAAGCCAAAACACAGTTAGAAAAGAACTCTAAGAAAGTAGCAACACTCAAGGAACTACAAAAAGTAGCACGTATTTCATTTGATGATAAAGAAGTAGCAGACAAGATTGCTAAGATGTGGCATGAAATAGGAAAAGATGGTGTAGCACTCGTAGAAAAATCAGACATTACAGGAGTACAAGTAGACAGAACTGATGGGATATCAATAGATAACGGATACGTGTCTCCATACATGGTCAACAAACAAGGAGGAGTATGTGAATTAGAAAATCCAGTAGTACTTGTAACAGATTACAAATTAGATAAAGAAGCACATCTGATGTCTCTTATTCAAAGCTCTGTAAAAGCAGGGAACAGAAACATTGTAGTAATTGCGGAGGGAATAGAAGGAGAGGCGTTAGCATTAATGTTAGTAAATAAAAAACACGGAGCGATAAATCCGGTAGCAGTAAACATCCCAAAGGGAACGAATATACAAGATATTGCGGTAGCATTTGGAGCGACACCAATCTTATCAACCAACCAAGACATACTAGATGATTTTGATGTGTCAAAGCTGGGTACATGTAAAAAGATTATTGTGTCAGACACTAATACTGTCATCACAGTAGAAGACAAGAAAGAAATCAATAAACACATCAAGGATTTAGAAACACAAGAGGGAAATAAAAAAGAGCAAGCTGTTGTCAAAAAAAGAATAGCATTTCTAAACAACACATTCACAGTAGTAAAGGTAGGAGGAGAAACAGAACATGAAAGAAAAGCAACCATCAAGAAAGTAGAAAACTGTGTATCAGCAGTACAGAACGCAATGCAAGGGGGAGTAGTAGCAGGTGCAGGTATAGGACTATCACAAATAAAAACATCAAGTGACGTATTCAATCAAGCACTAAAACAGCCAATGATAGAGATATTGGAAAACACAGGTAACTCAGGAGCAAAGTTAAAGTTTGATAAAGACGAAGCATTAAATCTAGTAACAGGAGAAAGAGGAAATTTCTTAGATGTAGGAGTAATAGATCCTACGTATACACTTATTGCAGGATTAGAGTCAGCAGTATCAATCGCAAATCTATTATTAACTACAAAGCGCATGTTAGTAGAAAAGCCAGAGGAAATAATTAAAGAATAATGAAATTTACAAAAAAAATATTGAAGACAGACAAGTGGCAAATAGATAGGGCGGACTAGACAGAATACATAAAACTATGTAATATAAAAAGTAATATGACAGAAATTGAAAAGCTGAAAAAAAAATCAGTTACAACAAAAAAAAAGAATGGTGGCAAGCGACCTAACTCTGGAAGAAAAAAAGGTAAGCTAAGTGAGAAGACTCTTGAGAAACACAGAGTAGAAAAACAAGTTCGTAATAGGATAATGAAGAAAGCAGATAGAATACTTGATGCACAATTCTCATTAGCACAAGGACAGACCTATTTATACAAGATAGAGAAAGAGAAGATAGGTAGTGGAGAAAAGGAATATTACAGAGCAAAGAAGCCAGAGCTAGTCACTTCTCAATGGGAGATAGAGTCATTTCTTGATGGAGAAGTAGAGAACAACAACATCTATGATGAGGGAGACACATTTTATTATCTAACAACCAAGACTCCTGATATGAGAGCTATTGATTCTCTATGGGACAGAGCATTTGGTAAAGCAAAGCAATCAGTCGATATAAGTGCAGAGATTAAACAGGATATTACATTTGATGTTAGCCAAGAGAAAAGAGAAGAGATTAAAAACAAATACGAAGAAGAATTAAAAAAGAGTATCGTAAACAAAGCAATAAAAGATCCACAAATAAGTCAGTAGTCAAATGACAACACTATCAGAAATATCAATACACGCATGGTTACATGAAAACCAGATAAAGAATGAAAAAGGAGACTTGATTGAATTTACTAATCACATGTTCCTTTTCGATATTTACGCAGATGAATCAGATTTCTTAGTAGTTATAAAAGGCGCACAAGTAGGACTCTCTACATTGGAAGTAATAAAGAACTTCTATGATGCGTACAAGAATACAATGGACATCATCTACACGTTACCAACAGGTAACGACATCACGGTATTTGTAGGAGGTAAGGTCAACCGTATTATTGCTAACAATCCTATTCTATTGGAATACACCAAAGACAAGGATAGCGTAGAGCAAAAAACAGTGGGTGAAAAGTCTATGATTTACTTTCGTGGTTCATGGAGTAAGAAGGCTGCGATTATGGTTACAGCTGATAGATTGGTGCATGATGAGAAAGATTCATCAAAGCAAGATGTTATCGCAGAATTCCAAGCTCGATTGCAACACAGTAAATACAAGCAAATACACGTGTTCTCTCACCCTAGTGTACCCGGACATGGTGTAGATGTGGAGTGGCAGAAGTCTGACCAAAAGCATTGGTTCATCACATGTCCACACTGTGACTTCTATCATTATATGGATTGGAATTTAGTAGACGACACTAAAATGTCCGTTGATTTTGAAACAAAAAAATATATCTGCAAGAAGTGTAAGGGAGAACTATCAGATAACGATAGACGTAATGGTGCATGGGTAGCTAAATATAAGAAGACAGATGAACGCAAGTACTCAGGATATTGGGTGCCATTGCTTATTGCTCCATATGTGACAGCAAGAGAGCTGATAGACAAGTGGAATGACGATACGAACACAGAAGACTTTTTTTACAATAAAGTATTGGGATTGCCATTTGCAGGTAGCGGAAACGTGGTAGATGAAGAGACTATATTAGGAAATGTTACATCGATGGATAATGACCAAAGCGGACCAATTGTTATTGGTGTAGATACAGGGATAGATATTAGATATGTCATCGGTAATGCTAAAGGTATTTTTACTTTCGGACAATGTGAGAAAGCTAGTGCAGAACATGATCCCTATGATGAACTACGAGGATTCTTGGCGGAATGGAAAGACTCAATCATGGTAATTGACCAGGGAGGAGATATTATAGGCGCAAGAAAACTACGAGAGGAATTCCCAGGGAGAGTATTTTTGTGTCATTACAGAAATGATAGAAAGACAATGAAACTGATAACATGGGGAAAGAATGAAGAGAGTGGGAATGTTGTTGTGGATAGAAACAGATGTATTCAGCTAGTCATTGATGAATTTAAGTCTAAGAGGCTTGCACTATTTGGTTCAAAGGCAGAGTGGTTTCCTTACTGGTTGCACTGGAAAAATATCTATAAAGTAACAGAAGAAAATCCACAACTCTTGACCAAGACGTTCAAGTGGTTACGTAAAGGACGAGATGACTGGGTACACGCAACTGTGTATTGGAGAGCAGGTATTTCAAAGTTTGCAGAGAAGGGACATGTAGTGCATAATAAACACAAGCAAAAGCCAGACTCTTATGAAGTTAACCCTGATGGAAGCATGAGTTTTAATCCAGAAGAGCATTTTGATTTTTATGGAAAGCAAGATGATGACTGGCGTAACATATAATTTATACACATGGGAATATTTAATTCACTAATAGACGGAGCAGAGTCTCTAAGTCAAAATATCAACAAGATTGTTGGTAATGAGAATGCTCAAGAAACAGAGCAAGGAGTTGTGTCGGAATACCTGCCTGAGTTGTCGCTTGATATGGACGATAAGGAGCTATACAATCTCACAAAGAAATGGAAGGATCAGTGGGATAAATCAGAAGTAAAAAAAGACTGGATAAGGAAAGCTGATGAATGTGAGAAATATTGGCTAGGAAATCAATTCAATCTAGCGAAGGGATACTTAGAAACAAACCGTCCTATCATGGACAATGTTATCTTTGAATCAGTTGAGATATATCTACCACAAATAACAAGGAGGAATCCTGAACCGATGGTATCTCTTAAGCATGAGAGGCAAGAACCTGCTCCCGATGAACTCAGCTTTGCAAAAGACATAGAAAAAACACTTGGGGATATTGCCGATGAGAAGAAACTACGATTAAAATTGAAGAGAGCAGGTAGGCACTGGTCTATCTATCTACTCGGTGTAGCAGAAGTAGGATGGGATAACAAAAAGAATATTCCAACAGTAGAGATTGTACGTCCCACTAAACTGATACTTGACCCAGACTCGACAGTCACAGAAGACGGTTACACAGGTAAATACATTGGTAAATTCCAAAAGATGAAGGCATCTAAGCTAGTAGAATTCGCAAAAGATAAAGAGAAGGAGATAAAGAATCTAGCTAAAAAAGATATGGACACAGAACTTCAATTTATTGAATGGTGGACTGACGAATACACTTGCTGGACAATTGGGGAGACTGTACTTCTCAAGAAAAAAAATATCCATTGGAACTACGATCAAGATGACGAAGAAGAAGAGGTAGACGAGTACGGGGAGGTGACAAAAGAAAAGACCGTTATTGAGGGGTCTAATCACTTCAAATACAGCAAGATGCCATTCGTGTTCTTATCTGTATTTAATTTAGGAAAGCAACCAATGGACGACACTAGTCTTATCTACCAAAACCTTGCTAATCAAGATATCATCAATAAACGCAACAGACAGATGGATAAGAATATTGATGGCTTTAATTCAGGTATGGTTGTCTCAGGAGAGTATTCAGGGCTATCAAAAGACCAAGCCTCACAGGCAACACAAGCACTACTTAGAGGAGGTACCGTATATATTCCACAAGGACTACCACAAAATGCAGTAATGCGTATGACACCACAAGGACTACCAGCAGATGTATTCAATAATCTTATTGATATGCGTAACAGGGTACAAGATATTTTCGGTACTCGTGGTTCAAGCGCAGGTGGTAATTCATCAGAAGATACTGTACGTGGAAAGCTCATAAATCGTGGACTAGATACGGATAGGATCGGAGGAGGTGTATCAGAATTCTTAGAACAGTTTGCTGACGATATATACAACTGGTGGCTACAACTGATGTACGTGTATGACGAATCATTTGATATGGAGAATAAGCCGGAGCTAATCGTGTCAGTGAAAGAAGGTTCACTACTTCCAAAAGATAGCACTACCATTGCAAATCAATCAATGGAGCTAGCTAAAATGGGACGTATGTCTACACTAGACTTATACAGGAACCTTGACTATGCCAATCCAGAAGAGCTAGCAAGTAATGTATGGATGGAACAGAACGCGCCTGAACAGTTGTACAAGAATTCAGAGGAAGTGAAAAAAGTAATGGAGCAAAAGAGCCAACAAGGTACACAAGAGATGCAAAGAGAACTTCAAATAGAAGTACAGAAAGAACAGGCAACTGAAGCTATCAAGCACAAGAACAAATTGACAGAGGAAACTCACAAGGCAAACCTAGATATTAGGAAAGAAGTAGCCAAAGGGGAGGTGGATATAGCACAAGATGTTATAGGCAATAAATTGCCAGAACGTCAATAATAGGGTATATTAAAAGTAAGTACGGTCGTTTCGTGTCAGCGACCAAGATAACTCATTGAGCTATCTACTAAATAAGTGAGTCGTAACAATAATAATTTATATGTCAATTCAAGATATACCAACGCAAGAGTCAGACGATACAGCATCAGAAGACACTACCGTAGAGTCGTTATCTACACAAATAGAAGAGAACCAAGAAGGAGAGAGTGAGAATGATGCAGAAGATACCGATGTCGAGGAGACAGAAGGAAAACAAGTACCATTCCATGAACATCCTAGATGGAAGGAGAGAGAGATGTCTTGGGAGAAGAAAATGAAGTCTCAACGAGATGAATTTTCAAAAGAACTCAATGACTTAAAAGCAAGTTTTCAAAAACCTGAAGCTACTGAAGTACCCATGCCAGATTGGTGGGGTGGAGATGAAGCACAGTGGGAACAATACCAGAATGACCAATCTAAAATCGTCAAACAAGCAGAAGAAAATGCTATTGAAAGGATGAAGTCTGAACGTGATAAACAAGAGAGTGCTATCACTGAAGCCAGAGAACATATGGAATCAGAGTTAAACACACTTGAATCAGAGTACGGCTCATTTGACAAAAACAAACTACTGAAAATAGTAGAGGACAAACAACTTCTAGATGTTGACGGAAATTGGAACTATCGACTAGCTCATGAATTCTTACAACTTGAAGAAAAAGTTACTAAGAATGAAAAGAAAGTAGATAAGACAGATAGAAAGAAAATGGCAGATCCGTCTAAAGCCAATGGCAAAACGGATAGTCCAAACACTTTCAAAACCGCAGATGATTTTAAGAATAGGCGACCCTGGTAATTATTAAATTACTAATACACTATTAAAAATGGCTGAATTATACGGAGAGAGAATTCAAACAACTGTAAGAGAAGATTATCTTCCTTACATTGTTGATACGGTTCTAGACTCAAACGTACTTATGCAACGCATGGTACGTGCTTCAAAGAAATGGAGCGGACGAAAGAAACGAGTTGGAGTGAAAATCTCTAAAAACACAACAGGTAAATCTTTTGCAGGATTCGACACATTCGCAACTACTGCAACAGATAACCGACAAACAATGGAATTTACACCAAGTTTTTACAAAATTACTTGCGCACTTCCAGGGGACGAACTATCTGTCGCTGATACAGAAGACAAGGTACTAGACCTCATGTCATTAACAATGCAATCTGATACCGAAGATATGGCTGATGACCTCGGAGATATCTTCTACGCAGATGGAACAGGAAACGCAGGAAAAGATCCACTAGGGCTTAAGGCACTTGTGGACGATGGTTCTAACGTAGCAACAATTGGAGGGCTTTCACGAGCAACATACCCAACGCTACAATCTACTATCACTGCATCAGGAGGAACACTTACACTTGCACAATTTGATGCAATGTGGTCAAGCGTAAGTTCAGGAACACAAGTACCAACAGCAATGTACGGTACTGAAACTGTATACAACCTATACGGACAACTTTTGCGACCGCAAGAGCGAATCACTAAGGAAGTATCAAGCACTAAGGGATTGAAAGGTGGAACAGGATTTATCGCGCTAGAGTACAAGGGACGACCAGTACTAGCAGACGAAAAGTGTACATCAGGAGACCTATACTTCTTGAACGAGCGATACATGGACTTCTGCGCACTACCATTCGCAGGAGCAACACCTATCTCTTACAAAAATCAAGTAGAAGGAAACGACTACAGCACACCAGTAGGACTTGGGTTCTCATGGTCTGACTGGATTAAGCCAACTAACCAGGCGGCAGTAGTAGGATTTATCTACTTCGGTGGACAGTTCATCACTACTAATCCTAAGAGACAAGGACGACTATCAGGAATCACAGGAGTGTAAAAAATTATCAACTAATAATATAAAATTATTATGACTATGACAGGAGACGTTCAAATCTATGCAGGAGATATCGCATACACAGGGACAAGGAAAGAGTACGCACTAGGTTCACGAGGTGTGACAGAAGGTGGAGCAATCTACCGATACGCACGAGCAGGTGCAGTAGCACTTGCTCCAGGAAAGCTAACAGTTGCTTCAACGATTGTTGCCAACCACGAGAACATTGCAGTAGCAGCCGCAGCGGCTGCAGGAGCTAGTGAAGTAACAGTTACTCTAGGAGCAACAGAAGC